TTGCCATCATCGTCACGCTTGAAGCCCAAGAAAACGTCGTTGACGACGTTGTTGTTTCGGCGGACCTCTTTCGTCTCGAAGGTCAGACCGCTTGGAGCTGTCGGGATCTTGTCGAACGTCGTGACCGACTGGTACTCCAGCGCATCGGCGTTGTCGGCCGTCGCATAGATGCTGTCGTTGTGCTGGACGCCAACAATTGCAAACGTGCCATCACCGCCATCAGCAACCGAGATGCAGCGGAATTTCTGATGGGCAACAGTTGATGACTGAATCGACCAAATCGACTGCGCCAGCGGTGCTGCACTAAACGCAGACGACACCGTGATGACAGAGCCAACAACGGTGCTGATCGTCTTGGTTTCAATCGTGCCGTCGGGCAGCGTTGCAGTGAGCGTGTGACCTGCGCCACCGGGCAATGTCACCGTGATGTCTGCAGTGACCGTAGTTGTCGTCGCTGCACTGCAACGGCCAGCGATGCGTGCGCCTTGCCGCATCTCATCGGCAACAGCAAACACCTGACCAGGCAAAACGATCGCGCCCTGCAGGCCAGTGGAGAACGTGACGGTTTCGCCGTCTAGCTCCTCTGAGGCCATCATCCAACGGCCTAGGCGGTACGCCTGATTGCGTGACGTGCAGCCAAAGGCGACGACCTCGCGGACTTGGTAGCCGTACTTGGTAATCAGCGCGGCGTCTTCGACGACAACAAAGTTCGGCTTATAGAAGTTGTCGGGGTCGTTATAGCGGACGCGGATGCTGGTGCTGCGCGTTTTAAGGGATGAACCCGTGTAGTTGAAAACGCCCTCAATGACGTTGCTGTTCGTGTAAAGGTGAACCGGATCAACAGCAGAGCCGTCGAGATTGCCGTGATCAGCAGCCAGCTGAACGGTGTTGCTGCTCCAGTAGGACATGCCACGGAACACCGAGGCGAGATCCTGCAGCACGTTGTAAGCCGCTGCACGATCACCGATGACAACGTTGCAGGCGAAGCGCGGTTCTGTCGTGCCGTCTTGGTTCGTGACTAGCTGGTTCGCGTACTGAATCAGCGGATATAGATCCGTGTAACTGATGTTGGACGTGCTGACAAAATCACCGCATCCATAGCGGTCGTTGAGCACCATGTCGGCAAAGATGCAGACCGGGCAGGTTGTCCATGAGGTTCGGGTGCTGCCGTCGAACGCGACTTCCTGCGTCAGGTCAAGACTGCCGTCATCGCGCACCGCAGCATTGTGCGGGATCTGCACCAGCCGACCTTTGACTAGGTAGGCACGAGTCGGCAGATTGCTGAACTGCCGGGTGTTTAGCTCTAGGCCAACGCAAGCGGTGTACGGGTAGGCGCTGCGAATCTCTTGTCGCTCAATAATCGACGACCAGATCAGCTGATTGGCTCGACCGTTTGCAAGCGGCGAGCTTTTAGGCACCTCCTCAAAATCCGCGAACTTGACCTCGAAGTGGTCTTCGCCAAGGTTTACCTTTTCAACCTTGATGTTCCACGGATAGCCCTCACCTTTGGCATTACGCGGCAGTTCAATGACAGGCGTTTTGATCTGATAGTCAGTCAGCGCGATGCCTGTGACCGTTTTGTCGAACACAACGTTGTAGGCAGAGCCCTGGGCCTGCACTGACACGCGAATCTGCAGGCTGCCGTTAAATGGCTGACCTTTTGCCAAGCCTTCAACAGCAGTTGAAAGCAAACGCGGGATCGTGAACAACAGCTGCACCGAATCAACTTCTGAATCGGTGATCTGCCTGATGACAGTGCCAGAGCCGTAGTCTCTTGCTGTTACCTCATCGCTGTCGTTGACTGTTTCGGAATAGTTTTGCCCAACTTGAACTGCAACGCCTGTGATTGTGGTTGTAGCGTTGCCTGCTTGCAGCAAGCGTGTTTGCCTGCGCCCGCCGAGGCGATAGTCAACGTCTACATCCTCAGTCGGGAAGTTTGGATCGTTGCCGGTGAACAGCGGAGTTTCGTCTAAAAAAATTTGCTCGTTAATGTCATCAAAGCCCGCAATCGGGCCTTCACACAGCAGGTCAACAAGTCGAACGCTAGAGGTCGAGTTAAGTGCCATGATTAACCAAAGCTAGGGTTGAAACCGTGCCGAATCCTCATAGTGGTGCTGCTGCTCACAGAGGCGTCTAAGATAGTTACATCTAGATTGTAAAAATCAATGTTCGACCCTTTGTTAGGGTTGAATTTGTGATAGTACCGATAAGAACTTGTTGATAGTCCTTGGATCGTAAAAGATTCTCTTGCGTGGATGTTGTCAGTGTGCAACCTGCGTGATTCAATCATGTACGAGATAAACCCATCGGTTTTTGTTGAGCCCGGACCGCTTACCTCGCGGAACAGGTTGACAACCTCAAGAACTACAAAATAGGTGTTCTCGTCTTTTGTTGGCCCTTCATTGAACTCAAGGCGAAAATTATTTGCGGCAATAAGCTTGTCGTCCTTTTTTGGTGCTGTAAATACATCTGCTGTTGATGATCTATTGAGCTGAAAGTGGACAAAGTTCCAGCGGGCCATGCCGTCACGGCGTGTCCCCAGCTCTAGCTTGTTGCCGTTAACCGTCACCGTATCGTTGCTCGGCGTTCTGGTTGCTTTCTTGATCGGGTCAGACTCATCAGCAACGTCAACATCCGCCGAGATGACGTGCGAACCGATCAGCACCTTGCCGTAGGCAACCGGGATAGTTGCGCCAACGCCGACGGTGTTTTGTGCTCCGAGATAGGCGTAAGACTGCTGACCATTAGCGCCGCGATTGACTGACTCTGGCCGCGTTGCCTGGAACTCGCCCCGAGTGCTTACGCCTCCGTTTGGCAGCTCAGGCTGTGGCGACAGCATCTGCGTCACACCGCCCAGCACCATGCTTGCGCCAACAACTGACAGCGCCGTGCCGATCGCAGTAGCGTTCAGGACCGCAACAGACGAAACGCCGACGATGCCAGCACCACCAGCACCAAACAAACCAGTGGTGCCGAACAAGCCAGCGCCAGGAAAGAAGAACGACGCAGCGATCAGGCCAATACCAGCCAGGATCTGACCAGCACCGTCCTGACCAACCAACACAGGCGTAACGATCAGATCGTTCTGACCGATAGGCAGGTGCAGATCATCAAGGTTCAGATCAACGCCAGCCTGCAGAACGCGGTAACCGATGCCGCTTTCGTGCGCTGCGATTAGCTCAGTCCTAAACGCTGGGTAGTTGATGCACAGCAGCTTGATGGCATCAGCAGGCGTGCGGAGGTTTTGATAGACGTGTTCAGCGCCATACCGCTCGCCTAAATCACCTAGCAGTCGGACGACTTGCTGCATATCGGAAGACCGCCGCGACCCTTGCCAAATAGTATCTGCTCAGCGGAATCACCGCACTTAGCGAATCACGTTGCTGGTGCAATATCCGCTCGTCGGGCAACAGAACAGCAGCGTGCATCGGAGTGCGAGTCGCGATTCTCATGATCAGCACATCGCCAGGCTGTCGGGTCTGCATCGTGACCTGTTGAAAGCCGATGCGCTCGGCCTCTGCAAGGAAGATACTTTCACAGGTTTGAGTGCTTTCTGGCCGCTCGTAGTCCGGCAGCTCAACGCCCTGCAGCTTGAACCAATCGCGCACGAGCGTAAAGCAATCGGTCTTGCCGTACTCCCACTGACGGCCGATCAGGGATTGATAGTCAACCATTCGTTCTGAGGCATTCGCAGAATGTGCCAAGGAACAGAGCCTTGACTGCATACAGTCTGGTCTGACTCGCTCGGTGGCCCACCTTGCGGGTGCGAGTGAACCACGGCCTCAACTTTGCCCATCATCGCCGCGACGGCATAGTCACGAGGTTCCAGCACGAATGTGTTCTCTGGCGCATCTGCTGCGTTACGGCACGGCCAATACTGCCCGTTGACGACAAGGCCACACGCCTCCCGTGGGTACGAACGTGCAGCGTGCGCCTCAGCGTCAGATCTGAAGTCGAGCACCAGGAAAACCTCCGAACGGCAGATCACCTTCAGGAAAGCGCAAGGTGCAGCTGGTGTAACGCTTGCCGCACACATCGTTAGCTTCAGTCGTCGGGTTGTTGTTGATGTCGAAATAGTTGGTGCCCTTGTAGCCGCAGGTGCTTTCCTCGCGATACACCCAGGGGCAATGTTCCAAGACCTGGCGACGCGGCAGCGCGACGTTGA